AAGCCGCACCGAGAATCAACCATTCGCCAGCGTGACGATCTTATCAACGCCCTTGTTGCTGCAATCGTTAACTCGCCTTCTCTCGGAACAGCTAACACTGAGACACCAATGATGGTAGACTTAGAGAACATGCGCAAAGCTACGCCAGAACCGATGAAACTGCAAGGTCCAACCAACCCGCGCTGGGTCAACACAGGGCTCATCACTATTAACGTTTCTCGCGTAGAGAGCACGGCGGTACCGATTGTTGGATACTTCAACGAGTATAACCAAGATATTGACAAAATGGTGTGATATTTTGTATCGACGTTCTTTTGAATGGTACAATATAAATGGAAATCTAGGAGTATAATGCCGAAATTCTTTAACGGGACAAACAGTCCAATTGTCATCGACGGTTACGGCCGTTTCGTTGGCGGTGGAGAATGGTTCGACGTTGATACTACAACCGAGCGAATTCGGGACTTAGTAAATCGTGGCTACCTCGTTGAGGTTGCTGCTCCTCCTGTAAACGAAGCAAAAGAAGATAGCGCCGAGGAACAAACTCCCAAGCGTAATACCAGATCTGTAAAGAAGTAATTAGGAGTTTCGAATGCCAGGTGTAGTAGTTACAACCTCAGCACGAAGTGGCCCTACCACGCCACTCTCTGCTGCCAGTGGGCAGTTTTTCATGGTAGGTGTGTTCGAGCGTGGTCCCGTAACCCCTACCGTCATTCGTGGTGTCGCTGACCTCAAGCAGGTTTACGGCGGACGCGTAGCTTATTCTGACGGCTACGATCACCTAGCCACATTCTTCAGCGAGGGTGGTGAACAGGCCCGCGTAATTCGCGTAGTTGGCGATGCTGCCGCAAAAGGTACTCTAACTCTTGCCGACCGCGCCAGTGTTTCTCCTCTACCATCTCTAAAGGTAGATGCAGCTAACGCAGGTGCATGGTCAAGCAATCTTTCAGTTGAGGTAGCTGCAGGTTCCAATACTGGTACCTTCCGCCTCATTGTCCGTCTAGGTGCTGATGTTGTAGAGGATTTCAATAACCTTTCAACACCAACAGATGCCGCCACCCGTACACAGGGTTCTAACTACGTTGTAGTTACCAACCTAGGTAGCACCACTTCTGCTCCTGACAACAACCCAGCAGTAGCCGCAGCCGCAACACTCACTGCAGGTACTGATGACCGCAACGCAATCGTCGCAGCCAACTACGTCACTGCCTTGGATAAGTTCCCCAAGGAAGACGGAGACGGCGCAGTAGCAGTACCCGGACAGGATAACTCCACAGTCCGCAATGCACTGATTACTCACGCACAGAACAACAACCGTATTGCTCTTCTAGCTGGCGCCAAGGACGAGACTGTAAACAGCCTCATTTCCGCAGCGTCTTCACTGAACTCACAGTACGCCGGTCTGTTCGCCCCGTGGATCGTTGTGCCAACTGATGGTGCAGCAACCAAGGCTATTGGCCCAGAAGGCTACGTAGCCGCCGCTCGTTCACGCGCACACCGTCTCGACGGCCCATGGCGCGCACCAGCCGGTCAGATTGCTACCGCTAACTACGTGCTAGATGTCTACCAGAACTTCTCTGGCACAGACGCCAACAAGCTAGACGACTCAAAGGTATCAGTCGTTCGCCGCATCAATAACACTATCCGTCTATACGGATGGCGTTCACTGAGCAATAACTTCGATAGCTGGGCTTACCTCAAGGATGCCGATCTAATCAACCGTATCGTTCTAGACGCTTCACAGCGTATCGAACAGTACATGTTTGAGCCAATCGACTCACGCAACCAGCTACAGTCTCTCATTGTTGCTGAGCTAGGTGGCATGCTACAGCCAATCGCAGACCGCAACGGTCTATTTGCTAAGTATGACGATGAAGGCAACGAAGTTGACCCAGGTTACATCGTAAACGCTGGCGACGATATCAACCCTGTATCTAGCCTCACACAGAACCGAATCAACGTAGAGATCTCCTTGCGTGTTTCCCCAACTGCTGCTTGGATCAACCTAAGCATCACCAAGGTAAACCCACTCGGCGCGCTCTGATCGAATAATCAAGAAAACCAAGAGGAAGATTCAAGAAGATGCCAGCTAAGCACTCTACGCAGCGTATGTTCCGTACATACGTCTCCGGCATTACAGGTTACTGGCCAACCAAGACCGGTGGAGAGACATCAGCAGATGTTACTCCTTACTGGGATGGTGGCCGTCGTCTACCTGAAATGCTCGCTTCACCAGCACAGCGTTCAAACGTTACCGTTTCACGCGCTTACAACCGAGATCGCGACTACGCTATCATCGCCAAGCTTCGCGAGCGTGTGGGAGAGTGGACAACCACTATCTCTCACCAGCCAACCGACGAAGATGGCACTTCTGCAGGCAAGCCCAACGTCTACTCAGAAGCCGTACTCGTACGTCTATCTGAGCCAGACAGCGACGCTTCCGGTGGAGACGCAGCTATGTTCGAGCTAGAGTTCGCCGTGAGCACGGTGAAGTAAGCCTAACCTAATAAGTTTAGCTTTACTAAATCTTTGTCTTGGTTCGTATTATACGATAAAATTGAATAGAACATCCGAGAGGGTAGCGGTTGATTCGGCCGCTACCTTTTCTACACCACAAACACCAAGGAACAACACAATGTCAGATACTTTTTTCAGCGAAGATTTCGTTGACCCAGATGCTGCGCCTAAGCACAAGACCGAAACCGGTCTCCCTTCCGTTTACGACAACATGCGTGCAGATCTCACCAAGCCTATTGACCTTCCCAAGGACGTAACTCTCCCCGTCAAGGGCCGCGCTGGTTTCGCCGTCAAGTTCGACGTAGATATCCCTCTTGAGAAGCTACACCGCTGGCAGAAAGCTTCACGCAAGAAGCCAAACGACCCCACCTCAGAGCTAAATACTCTATTCTTCCACCAGACAGTTATCCAAGAGACATGCATTGCACTTGTCTACAAGGGTGAAGATGTGTTCAACAAGCAGGACGAGCGCGTAACCTTCAAGGACGACGGCTTCCAGGACCAGTTCGGTGCAATGGATGCCCGCGCTGCAATCAAGTCTTTCTACGCACGCGACCCTTACATCTTGTCAGTTTCCGCCGACATTCTTGTCGCTGCCGGTTACGCACAGGACGATACCAGTGGTTTCCGTGACGGAGACGACCCAGAAGACCCTTTGGACTGAGCAGTAGGATCTATGACGATGACCGAGTACGTATGGCAGCATACATCGCGGGAACATTCGGATTAGATCCAGTGGATGTCTTGAAGTCGGATTATTTCGACTTCAAGCTCAAAACACAAGCTGCTAATTATTGGAACGCGCTTCAAAAAGAAGCGATGGAAAAGAAGTAAGAAGTAATCGGAAGGCGCAAGGCGGATGGCCAAATCAGAGGAAGTATTTATCCATCTGCAAGTTACGGGTGCAGGCGAGTCACGTCGAGATATTGACAATGTGTCTCGCGCACTCGATCGTCTTGATAAGAAGACCGGGCAACACACTAATACCCTTAAAGAAAACACCAAGGCACAGGGCACTAATAATGCTCAGACTGCACGCGCCAATCAGCTTAATGAGAGCCGCACTGGCACCATGGGCCGCGTTAACCGCGTCCATAAAGACTTCAACAATCTTCTAAAAACCCACGAAACTCTTGAAAAGAGACTGACAAAGACTCAGGATACTTATATCCGAGGTCTTACTCGTCGTGGAAGCGCTGCAACCAACTTCGATCGCACTTCCAATGCCATGGCCAAGCGTGAAATCCTCCGCGCGACCCGAACCGAAAAGTCCCTGGCCTCCATTGCTGAAAAAGGATGGAAGAACCAGGAACGCCTGACCAAGAAGTACCAGAAGCGCATTTCTCGTATCACTGGTGGTGGCGGTAGGGGTCGTAGTGGCTTTGGCGGTGGTGGAGGTGGTCGCAGAATTTTGGGTCGTGGTGCTGGCCGCATTGGTCTTATGGGCGTGCTCATCGGAACCGCCATTGAAGGTATCCCACTCCTTGCTACAGGTCTAAACGCTCTTGGCGCAGCAGGTCTTGCAGCAGCCAATGGTCTTGCTCCTCTTGTTGGTATTCTAGGCGCTCTTCCTGCTGGTCTTCTGGCTCTTGGTTCTGCTGGCGCCGTCATCGGCATGGCCTTTGGTGGCTTGAGTAAGGCGATCGGTGGAGACGCCAAAGCTATGGCGCTGCTTGGTCCAAATACGCAAGCGTTCGTACAGGCTATCATTGACTCCAAGGGTCCAATGAACACCTTGCGCCGGTACGTACAAGAAACATTTATGGACGGTCTCGGATTCGAGATCCGCAACCTCGTCGTCAACTATCTCCCAGCACTCCATAAGCACCTGGGTACAATTGCCGCAGACTTGAATGCCGCAGGCAAGGAGACCATCGGGTGGTTCTCCACCAAGGATGGCGCTGGAGTGATGAATAACATCTTCAGCAATAACGAGAACATTATCTCAAAGTGGGCTGTCTCTGGCACTCAGCTTCTTCAATTGTTCCTACGTATCGGTTCTGCTGCTGGACCAATGTTGACCGCCATGTCCGAAGATTTCATGAAATTCATTTCTGGTCTTAACGGTGCGGCTGCTGGTAATTCCGGTGGTCTTGAGGGCTTCTTCACTGGATCATATGAGCGCCTGAAGCAGGTCCTAGGCGTACTTGGTGATTTCGGCACTGGTATCTATAACATCGTTAAGTTGGCTGACCCACTGACCAGCTTCCTTGGTACCTGGATTACTGACTTAGCTTCTGGATTCCGTGACTGGACCGAGAGCGTTGGCGGACAGGCGTCCATTACCAGCTACTTCGAAGATATGCGCGAACCAATGCGAGCTATCATTGACCTTGCAGGTAAGCTTGCAGGCGGTCTGTTCGCGATTGCACAATCTGATAACTTCGTCAAGTTCATGGACAAGCTTTCTGGCGATGGTGGCCTGATTGACGGCTTGGTCAATATCTTCAAGAACGCTGACACTACCTTCCTTGATGCATGGATCGTCTTCTTCGGCGCAATCGAGAAGTTTGCCGCTGGTGGCGGCCTCAAGATGCTTGGCGACATTGCGTTGGCGATCGCAACAGCTTTGAGTAAGATTGTTGATGTATGGTCCACCCTTCCAGGTGCGCTACAGCAGGCTCTAGTAGCGGCCCTTGTTGTCGGTATCGTTGCTCCTGGTGCCCCAGGTGCCATTATCGGTGGTATCGGTCGCCTAGGTGGTGGAGGTGCAGCAGCCGCTGGTGGTGGAGCACTTGGCGCTGGCGCACTCGCTACTGCAGCGACCGTTGCAGCCGGTGTAGCTATCCCTCTTGTATTGACACAGATGTTGAACAAGGCTCTAACTAATTGGGAAGGTGTAAACACTCCGGAACAAAACGCCAATTCAATTCTTGGTGGCGGAGTTTACAACAACGACTCGAAGCTGAACAAGGACTTCAAGTTTGGATCTTCTGACTTGATTAACGGTCTATTGTTCGGTGCTGCACCTGGCGCCGGTACTCTAGGTAACAGTCTTCAGGCTCAGCAGAGCCGCGATGACTTGTTCAAGTCTGTTGGACTAGGCTGGGTCACCGATCTACAAAAGGCACGAGATAGTTTTGCTAGTAGCCTTGGTTTCAAGATTGGCGATACGCAACTTAACGAGAAGTTCGCAAGTGCTGACCAGGCATTGGCAGATTTGGCCAACGGTGGCAACCTACCTGCTGCTGTACAAGCTTTGCGCGACATCAAGGATGAGTCTGGTCTTACTGCTGACCAGATGTATGCTAAGTTCCCCAAGATGAAGGCAGTGTTTGATCTGTTGGCGCCAGGGGTTGATGCGTTTACATCAAGTGTCGGCACATTCAATGGCAATATCTTGGCAATCATAAATAGCTTGCAAAATGTCAACACTCAAATTGGCGCGCAAGACTTCTCAGGATCAGGCAGCACAAGTGGCGGTCCAACAGTTATTCCCATGAACTTCGCTGGCGGTCTTGTCGGTGCTGGAACTCCATCATTCGTAGGAGAGCTTGGACCAGAACTCGCAGTATCACGTACTGGCGGAATTGGCATGGTTGGTCTGAACGGACCACAGCTAATCCGTCCTGGCCACGACCTAGGTATTCTACCTAACAGTGCTCTGTACGGTGGTAGCACAGGCAACGCACCTGACTGGGCTGTCAAGGCTCTCAACGGCGGAGGACTTGGTTCTGATAATGCCGCCCGCGTCGCTGCAGCACAGTCTAAGCAGAATGCGACTGATCAGCGTCCAATCAATGTTAAGGTAGAAGTCAACAACCCATCAAGCAATGTAGATGTAACTCAGGCCGTGGTTAACGCCGTGCGCGAGATCGAGAAGGATAAGAGGGAGCGCAAGTAATGGCTACTACATCATTGACCATGCCTCCAAACTATGAGGCAGCCGCGCCTAAGTACCGCATGCTCATCACTACCAGCGATGGCAAGATTGAGTTTGGCGCACTGTTCGCACCAACAGAAGTAGAGTATAGTGGCTTCGGCCGTAACTGGTCCGAGGTAGCTCGTGCTGGTCGTACTCCTATGCTTCTACATGAGTCAAATAAGCTGCGCAAGATGAGTTTCAAGATGACCATCGCCAAGAAAGACCCGTATGCCGATATTCGCGTCCACCTGGACCGTCTTCGTCAGATGGCTGACTCTGGTGTGCCGGTCAAGATTATCTACGGTGGCGGTTTCGACAACTTCTCTTGGCGCATGACAGACTACAGTGTCACTTCAACCATGCGTCACCCGTCTGCCAGCTATGTCACGCGCGCTGAGGTAAGCCTTGAGTTTACCGTCGTCAGCGATATCAAGGCTGCAACTGGTCCTGTTACCGGTGGTGTCACTACGGCCAAGAGCAGCAGCACCACTTCTAAGAAGAAGAGCACTACTATTTCTCAGGCCAGCCGAACTTCCAAGGCTCCGAGATACTACATCTTCAAGAAGGGCGATACTCTTTACAAGCTCGCCATCAAGTGGTATGGAGATTCTTCTCGCTGGCGCGAACTTGCTGACAAAAATGGAATTAAAGACGTAAGGAAGATTCCAGTCGGCAAGAAGATTAAATACTGATATACTTGAGTATCACTATCACCAAAAGGCATAACTATGAGTCTAACCGCTAACAGCGTTGCACTTGATGACTTGCTGGTTATGGGCACCAAGCTTAAGACCAATATCCAAGATAACGTCACCAAGGCCAGTATTGAGCTTACCACTGACCAGGTAAGCCAGATTACCATTGATTTGGTTGATCCTGGCTTCAAGATCCTCAAATCCGGTATCTTCAACCCCAAGACTCCTGTTCGCTACCAGAAGCTGAACTTCATTGTTTCTACTGTTTCCACCAAAGAGGTTAGTGGCAATGAAGGTATCCAGATTAAGTGTCGCCCGAAGAAGGTCTACGAGCTAAAGCAGCGTCGTGGGGCCAAGGTCATGTCTGGAGCCTCCCCAAGTGAATTCGTGAAGGCAGAATGCCAGGCAGTCGGCGCTAAGTTCGCCGTTCAAGACAGCCCAGGCCGCTCGCAGGTTGCCCGTGATGTTCAGGAGAAGGACAAGACCTACCAAGAAGACGAAGAGCCTTCGAGTTGGACTACTTTTCAGCGTCTGGCGCGTGAACTTGGCTACATTGTCTTCGAACTGAACGATACTGTCTATTTTGGCAAGCCAACATGGTTCGTAGGGCGCACTGAGAAGAGCCCGTTCATCGTGAACTGGAAAACCGGCTCTACGTCCCTTTATGCACTCACTATCCCAGCCTGTTCTAAGTCTCTGGACTCAAAAGAGACTACCATTTCTTTGTCTATGCCACTAGACAGAACGAAGGACGCTGCAACCGGCATTGCGCTGAAGATGAATGGTGTTCCTACCTTCACTGGCAACTATATGATCAAGAGCATCAGCTACGACCTAGCCGGTGTCACTGAAACCATGTCTGTTGAAGCTGGCACCCCTATTGATCCTGTTGCACAGCCACCAGTGGACCTTTCCGCTGCTGGTGGTCCTGGCTTGGACCTTTCTACTGGTGCTCGTGGCGGTTACACAGGTGGATGGCCTTTGCCCAGCCAGTACAAGGCTACCGGCTCATTCGGTGTTCGTGGCTCGTGGGCTGCTGGATATCACACTGGTACTGACTTTGCTGCTCCTGCTGGCACACCTGTCTACGCTGTTTATGATGGCTCTATCGAGATCGGTGGCTGGGGTAGCGCTTACGGCAACCACGTTCTTCTCAAGGTCGGCAAGAATAAGTATGGTTTCTGCCACCTCAGTAAAATTAGTGTACATGGTGGACAAAAGGTCACTGTAGGTACCAAGCTTGGTGAAGTAGGACAGACTGGTCGAGCTTTCGGTAACCACCTTCACCTTGAATACCGTGTCTCTCCATGGCGCTACGGTTCTGACTCAAAGGACCCAATCCCAACTCTTCGCAAGAAGGTCGCTGGAACATCTGGCAGCGGCACTGGCCTGGTTGCAGCCAATGGACAAGCGACTGCAAATAACATCGTCACTTACGCTCTATCTCGTCAGGGCGGCAGATACAAGCTCGGCGCCACTCGTTATTCTCACAACGTGTCAGAGCGCGAGTTTGACTGTTCTTCTCTGATTAACTGGTGCTTCTGGCGGGTTGGTATCAAGATTCCTGACTTGATTCTGCCGAAGATTGATTGGTTCAAGAGAAATGGCGGCAAGCAGATTAGCGTTGCACAAGGCTTGAATGTTCGCGGGGCCATCCTGATCCGAACAGTTATCAAGTACGGCAACCGTCACATTGGTCTTTCTCTCGGCAACGGTGGTGGCACCATTGAGGCCGTTGGTACAGCGTACGGTGTTCGCACCATGAAGCGAGACACTGGTGACTGGCAGCAGGCATGGCTATCTCCGAAGTTGAAGTACGGCACCGACGCAGCGAAGTACTTGTGAGGTTGATATGATTCATCTAGGTACTATGCACGGCGTTGCCGAAGAAGATGGTAAGATCCGCGTTGAGATACCTGAAGTTGCTGTAGGCTTTTACTGTGTTGTCAAGGTTAACCCTGATGACAATTTCGTAGCAGGAGACAAGCTAGCTCTTTCTAAGATCAGTGGTTCAGCAGACGAATTTTACGTAGTGGGTCGAATCGACTCTACTTTTGGCCCTCTGTACATCTCGCTGGCCAACGGCACTGACCTTAACACTCTCATGGCTCAGGCTTCGTACATCGCCTTCTCCAACACCACTGCTGCGTCACTTGTCAATGCGCCAGAAGCGAAGGCTGGAATTCTTCGTGTCTATCGTGGAGATACTGCCACCTGGTTGATTCAGACCTACGCTGTCTATTCCCCTGGTACTGGCACTGGTAACTTTTACAGTCGTGGATACAGCGGCGTCACTTGGTCGCCTTGGCGTCGCGTCATTACTAGCGTGGATACATTTGGTCCTGCTGGTGTCTGGGGTACTCTCGATACGGCTCTGACTACACTCGATAGCCGCCTGGACGCTCTTGAGCCCAGAATGACTGCCGCTGAGGGAACTATCATCTCTCATACATCTACTATCGGCTCTCACACTACAAGCATTGGCACACTTGGAACTCGTGCGACGAACTTGGAAACTAGAGCTACTAATCTAGAAGCTGCAGATGTATCTCTGGACACGCGTCTTGATGCATGGGAAGCTTGGCAGGCTGCGACTAAGAAATGGTCTATCACTCTTCCGAGCAACTGGTTAACAACCGGCACATCATTGGCAGATATTACCGGACTTACTGTCACTGTACCGACAGTAACAGGCGGTGAATATGTAGCGTTTTTGACCATGTGTGTTGAACTAACTGGCTCTGCCACGCCCACTGCTTTTTTTGAAGGAACAGTTAATATTAACGGAAGTGATCAGACAGCTAGAGCTATTTCGCGCCCCGGTGGTTCAGCAGCAGCTACGGCCAGCAACCGTGAGACTATCTCTCAAGTTTTTTTCTACGATTCCGCTACTACTGGAAACAAAATTTTCAAAGGTAGAGCCTTATCAGACTCTACCGTGTATCGAGTGTATGACACTCATACAAGTATTAAAGTAATTAGGCTGAAGTAAAAACTGGTAGAATAGATACGTAATCAACACTAAGAAGAAAACGCCATGGTAAACTTGCTTACCCACTACGAGTGGGCACTGACGGGAAGTTTGTGACTATTGAAGATGGTCCAGACTACTACCCGCAAGAACTTGTCATGCTCGTCAAGACCGATCCTGGCGAGCGTACACTTGTACCTACCTATGGTATTGCTGACCCTACCTTCAACCGCTTCAATGAGGTCGAACTCCAGGACAAGGTTTCCACATACGGTCCTCCCGTCATTGTCAACAAGGTTACCTCTCACGTACCGTCCGAGGGTCGTCTTACTGTTGATATTGAATGGAATGAACTACCTATTGGCGAAACTCCAGACAGCTATGGATTCGGTTTCCCAACCGGTACCGACAACTTCATTGGCGATGAGGATCTTCAGGACGAAGATGACTACCTCAGCCAAGAAGTATATGACTACAACGACGCGACCGACTAAGGAAAGCCATGCCTAACCCAGATCTAAGTTCGTTCGTTGACCTGCAGCTATTCGACCAGGACGCCCAAGACATCTTCGACGCTTCTCTCATCAACCTGCGCGAGAATATCCCTGAGTGGAGCCCTCGTGAAGGTAACATTGAGGTACTTCTTCTTGAAGCTATCGCTCAGCCAGTTTCGGAACTAATCTTCGCTAACAACCGTCTTCCAGCCGCTATGTCTGAAGTTATCATGGCATGGTACGGCATTGAGCGCGATCCAGGTAGCGAACCTAAGACAAATATCCGGTTTAACATCAATATGACTGATGGGCTTACTATCCCTGCCAACACAGCCGTCTCTCTTGACCTAGAGGCGCTAGGTATGGACCCTATCGTCTTTTCTACTGATGTAGAGCTAGTAATCGAGGCCGGACAGAGCACTGGCGTCGTAGCTGCCACAGCACGTGGCGTTTACATGTCAGACGCTAACGGTATCCCTGCCAACACTGCTATGGCTGTTCTTGACTCCATCATTTACGTTGACTCTGCTTACACTGATATTGCTGTGTGGGACGGCTCACCGCCAGAAGAAGATATTGACTGGTACACCCGTGGCTTCCAGCGTCTGCAGCGTCTAACTGAGACACTTGTTCTTCCTCACCACTTCACAGCAATTGCTCTTGAGCAGACTTACATTGAGCGTGCCTTCGTTGTGGACAACTTCGACGCAGTATCCCCTGGCACTCCTGGCGCACAGCTTGGATATGTCTCACTCTATGTCTACGGAAATAACGAGCAGGTTTCGACAGACGACAAGGCTGATCTACTCGGCAAGATTACTCCTGCCACTCACGCCGGTCTGATTGTACGAATTGCTGAACCGACGTTGACCGAGGTCGATGTGGAAGCAACAGTTGTACTTGAACCTACTGCAGACGTAGGTACCACCATCATCGCTGTCGAGCAGGCCGTTCAGGACTTCCTGAGCCCAATGACATGGGACTGGGGTGGCGTCGTCCGCAGAAACGATCTGATCTCTCTGATTACGAACGTTCCTGGTGTAGACTTTGTAGATACACTAGTAACTCCTGCCGCTAACATCACACTAACCGGTGCTGCCAACCTTGTTACATCAGGTGACGTAGTTATCACCGCACTATAAAGAATATAACAACATGAGCGAACCAATTTACGACGACATGGCGGAAGATGTCTATGAGAATCTTCCTGAGCATTTCCGTCGTGTCGATCCAGTTGCTAATTATCATATGAAGAAGCTCATTGCGAGCATGACCCCCTTGATCGATACTATCGACAAGACGATCCAGTCCTTCGATTATATTCCGCCAGAAGATGGTGGCGACCCAGACGATCCAAGTAACACCTCCGCTCTGGTAGATCCTACCAAGGCTGACCCTCGCTACTTTCCTTGGCTTGCGCAGATCTATGGCGTGCGTTTAAACAGCAAGCTGGGCTACGAAGCTCAACGACAGCAGCTAGTTAACGCGTCTGTTGGTTACCGCTCTGGAACCCCAGAAGCCATCGAAGCGGCAGCTAAGACATACCTCACCGGAGATCGATACGCACGCGTCTACGGACATTCTACTGCTGCAGGTCGTGGAACTGGTGGTCCTTGGGATCTTCTACTTGTAACCAAGTCTTCTGAGACTCTTCGTAACCTTTTCCCCGAGTCAACAGCTATCGCCTCTAACATCGGTGCACTGAGCAACGCGGGATTTGTATACCGATTCAACAAGTGCGCCAACCCGAGCTTCGAGGCAAACACCACAGGCTGGACAGCTAGCGGCGCTGCAGTACTCGCTCGAACAGCTAACGCCGATATCGCCCCTCCCACTCGTCCAAACCCTGTTCAAAACAGTAGCTGGTCTCTCAAGGTTACACCTGTAGTAGCCACTGCCCAGAGCGGTGCCCTGACCGGCTTCACCAGCACAGCAAGTGACCCTGTAGTCCAGAGAACTAACCTCTACACTGACCCTTCTATGACTACGACCACCGGCAAAGCAGTGTACGGTGCTGGCGCCCTCGCAACCTCCACTGCTTGGTTCGATAGCGGCACTACCAGCATGAGAATTACACCTAGTGCTGGTAATAACATTTCTGCTATGAATGTCTGGACTGCCGAGACGACTCTTAACGGTTTGACTGTCGGCCACACGTACACTGTTTCTGCTACTGTTCGCCTGTCTGCAGCACAAACAGGTTCACTGCATGACCACGCGCGCAAGATTGCTGTCCACCTCGGCAACAGCGCTCCAACCCCTCTCTTCATCACTAGTGATCAGGCGCCGAACGCTCCTGGTGTTTACCGATTGTCAACTACGTTTACTGTTCCAGTAGGTACAACGCGAGCCCAGATTAAGCTGTACAATGGCTCTCCAAATGTCGCGGAACCTATCTGGTGGGACAGCCTGCTTATTGAAGAGACAAGCGAGTTGCGCCCGTATTTCGATGGGGCGACCCCGTACGCTGACCCTGTTGGCTATATCTGGACCGGTACTGCAAACGCTTCTACCTCTCAAGTAGTTATCGGCAACGTGGTGACTGTTTCTGCTCACGTGTACGTGCACTCTTCTGAAGCCCTCGCGTCTAATATTTCTATTATCCTGCAAGACAATTCAAGCAACACCGTTTATTCTGCCCCAGCTAGCCAGGTAGGATGGCAAAGGCTACAGGTCACAACTGCACTTCCTGCCACTTCCGGCGTTTGTGCGGCTGGCGTAGTTACAAGGAACACGAACACTGCAACTGGCGTGTATTTCGGCGTAGATGGCGTTCTGATCGAAGAGTTCACACGCTTCGTGTACAGTTACTTCGACGGTCTGAGCACACCTAAGATCACACCGTACAAGACTTCATACACTGGCGGCACCAATACATCTGCAGTTGAGACAGCAAAAATGTCTGCCAAGCTTGTCTCAGACCCGGATGTGTTCTCTGGTCGTGCGTACAACCTGAGTATGGCTACTTCTCCTTACGAGATTGACCTGGCCCTGCTGACAGCGCGTCCTGCAACGGTCGGTGGATCTCCTTCCGTCATGGGTGACGCAATGTCCTTTGCGTTCGGCACTCCTACCGTGAAGGACACGGTTGAGTCCCCACACCAGATCATGTTCAAGGCACGTACTGCCGGATATGAGCTTCCTCTAAACATTGCTGTGACATACCGCGATGTAGCCGGTGTTCTTATCTCTCAGAACGAAGTTATCGAAGCTGGCATTATCGATGGCACCTGGAAGCAGTTCAATCTCTGGACTCTGACTCCACCAGATGATACCACTCAGATCAGCTTCACTTTCTACTACGACTTCGAGAATGATATTTCTCCAACGGTAGACCAGTCACAGGTTCAGTTGTTCCTGGCAGAGCTTGGCCTACGCATTGATCCAGAGACAGCGTGGACTCCGATCAGTGCTGATCCTGCTCAACTAGTGGCTCAGCTTGGTGCAAAGCCTGCTGGTTACAAGATTCACTACGCAACTCTAGTAACTACATGGGATACTATCGAAAGTGTCTACCCAACATGGTCCTTGCTGGATGGTAACACATGGCGCACCATTGAGGAGTCTGGCGTCGAGGTTCCGTGATAAAATAGATATGATAACCTGCCCTGTAAAGGTGTAAAATGACACTAACTAAGACCCCGCGTTTTGGTATTACTCGCTGGTCCGCTGGCTCGGACCCAGTTGCGCGTACAGACTTCGACTCTGACTCAGAGCTAATCGAAGAGAATGCCGCTATGTACGCACAGGGCACGCTTACCGCTCGTCCTGCAGCCGGTATTGAAGGCCGCTTCTATGTAGTGAAAGGTGACCTTACCACCTCTAACAATGGCAAGCTATTCTATGACAATGGCACTGTCTGGGGCGCAGCAAACAAGTTCGCCACTGACCTTGTAGTAGAGAACGAAGTTACTACCAACCCTTCACTAACCGTCAAAGGTGGCGTATCTATCGTCACTGATATTCTTCAGTTCAAGGACAATGCTGGCAACAACCTGGTCCGTCTAGGCGCTGACAAGAAGTTCTATGTCGGCAACAGCATCTTCGGCACCACACAAAGTGGTGGAATTGCCGCAGTTGTCAACGCCGTTCAGTCTGGCCAGAGCGCGATGGAGGTTAGAGGTTACGCCACTCCTGGCGTCGCAGCCTTCTCCGTTCACCAGGGTGCAACTGTTTCTCCTGTCTTCAGTGTTGATACAAGTGGTACTGTAGTTGGTACTGGCACATGGTCAACAGCGACACTAAATGTCAGCGGCACACTCACCACACCAGTTATCACTGCTGCTACTTCGGCCACTCTCGGCACAACTTCAGTCCGCGCGTTGAACTCAACTCAGACTTCTCTGACAGTTGGTACACGCGACTCTCAGGTGAACAATGCTATCGAGTTCACCAAGACAATGGCGAACACCCGCTACGCTCGCTTCTCTTCTGCTGGTGACTTTGCCACTGACCTTCGTGTAAATGTTGGCGCAGGATTTGGTAATGCTACTGGTCTTCTCTCCAGCACGACTCCTCAGTTCGTTGTCGGTAACAATGTAGCCTCTAACGTTCCTACCGCTCGTATCGTAGGACACGGATCACAGACTGGAAACATCTTCGAGGTAACGAACGGTGCTGGCGCAAACCAGTTCCACGTAACCGCCTCTGGTACAGCAGTCATCTTAAACCAGGTTACTGCAGCAGCAGCAGCTTTTGGTGGCGCTACTCGTGGTACTGTTGATGGCGCTCAGCCGGTCGTTGAGTTCCTCACTGGAACTGCCACTGGTACGTACAACGATCAGGTTATCTTCCGCCACTCCAATAAGACCAGTACGAACGTCTCTCGTCGCGTAGCACTGACAATGAAGCTGGGTTCTGAAACCGGCTCTGAAGCCAACAACGCTGGTGGCATCGCACTGGTTTCTGAAATCGCCAACGCTGAAGATCCAATCTTGCAGTTCCACCTGGGTGGTACCGAAGTGGGCGCCTTCACTGCTGATGGCGACTTCCGCGTCAACAACAAGGTTGTTATCAACGATCCTCTGATTCAGATGCGCACCAACCTACTATACATGGGTGGCGGCACTGCCTGGGGCGAATGGTCAGATATCGCTCCTCGCGCACCTATCAACAATGATATTTGGATGGACACCAATACCAACACACTGAAGTACGCATACGATACCAACGCCTGGGCTACACTAGCCAGTGCCGATATCGATACTACTCAAGTTGGTGGATCTGTCATGGCAACTATCGGCAACGGCTGGTCCGGGGTATCTTCTGAATTCCAGGAGGGCATCCGCAAGGGTAATCTGTATCAGGTAACCTTGCTCATCGAGCGCACTGGTAGTACAATCACTGCAAGCTCAAAGGGAAACTTTGTGGATTCAGTGAACCAGATCTGTTCGCTACAAGGTATCTGGAAGCCTTACAAGCAGCACAACAGCGTTGGCGGCACCATTGACGGCGACGAAACACTAGGTTGTTCTCTCCGTATCAACACTAACGGGGCCGTCGTTCTACAGAGCGCTGCTCCTGGTCTGCAGATCAAGACTGGTGACCGAATCGAGATCACAGCGCTGTTCATGAAGCCAGGAGCACTGACCTCATAACCCCAAAACTCTCTGATTAGGCAAGCTTTCAATGAGGCTCCTTCTGAGGTAAGATAGATACTCCGAACCTATCAAAACTTCAGAAGGAGTGGCCTTTTATGCCAGTCAAAGTATACGGCACCGCACAGTGCATGCCATGTAGATCCACCAAGAGACATCTCGACAAAATTAACATTGAATACAGCTTTGTAGACGTTAGTCAAGACCCTTCTGGTCACGAAACCATCACAGCGCTTGGGTACCAGACAGTACCCGTCGTCATCGCTCCGGATGGCACCCACTTCCAGGGCTTTCAGCCTGATCGACTCAACGCTCTCAAGGAGTGAATGTAGTATTCTACTCGAACTACACCCGTAACACCGAAAGATTCGTCTCGAAACTAGGTCTGGACGCCGTCCGTATTGAGGACGGTATTCCAGACCATTCGGTTCTTATCACACCAACTTACGGGAAGGCTGCCGTGCCAGCGCCTGTAGTTCGCGCACTGAACACTGGCCCACGGCACAACATCGTGGCTGTCATCGGCACCGGGAACATGAACTTCGGTCCAGACTACTGTGCTGCCGGGTATCTGTTAGCTCAGAAGCTTGAAGTGCCCCTGCTCAACACGGTAGAGTTGGCTGGTACCCATAACGATGTACAGACAACTTTATATCTATTAGAGAGGTTTATGAATGACACCATTAGAAATGCTGCGTGAGTTTCACTCCGCGTTTGGCCTTGACATGGCTGACAGCCCTACACTTGTTGGACCTGAACTGGCCAAGCTCCGCCAGGATCTGCTTGATGAGGAAGTTACGGAATTACGTGATGCCGTAGCCAATGACGACATTATCGAGATCGCTGATGCACTCGCGGACATCATCTACATTGCTGCTGGCACCGCCGTAGTTCATGGTATCCCACTGGATGAGGTTCTGGAGGAAGTCCACTCTTCTAACATGGCTAAGCTGGTTGACGGTAAACCTCTATACCATCCAAACGGCAAGGTAAAGAAGCCAGACAATTGGCAAGCACCAGATATCGCAGCAATCCTAGGAAACAATGTCTGATACGTACATCGGGCTCAATAGTGAGCTAAACCTCTATGGCCCGAACCGAGAAATCCAGTTCGACAAGGATAAGGCAGCGGCACGAGCTTACTTCCTTGAACACGTGAATACGCACATGGTCTTCTTTCACGATCTGGCTGAGAAGCTTGACTATTTGAAGTCTGAAGGTTATTACGAGACAGAGTTCTTGGATAAATATGAATTTAGTTTCATCAAGTCTCTGTTCAAGCAAGCGTACGCTCACAAGTACAGGTTCCGCACTTTCGTTGGCGCTTACAAATATTACCGCCAGTATGCATTGAAGACATGGGATGGTAAGCGATACCTTGAGCGCTACGAGGATCGAATCGTAGTCACCGCTCTCTATCTCGCAGACGGAGACAAGCAATTCGCCAAGGATCTCGTAGAGGAGATCATCACGGGTCGTTTCCAGCCCGCTACGCCAACTTTCCTTAACGCAGGACGTAAGCAGCGCGGCGAACTCGTCTCCTGCGACCTGATTGAGGTTGCCGACGATATGAACTCAATCGGTAGAGCAGTGAACAGTCTTTTGCAGCTTTCCAAGCGTGGTGCTGGTGTCGCTCTGAACCTCACCAACCTTCGCTCAACCGGTGACCCCATCAAAGGCATCGAAGGTCAGGCCAGTGGCGTTGTGCCAGTCATGAAGATCCTGGAAGATTGCATCAAGTATGCCAACCAGCTTGGCCAGCGTGACGGTTCTGCTGCTGTGTACCTGAATATCTTCCACAAGGACATCGAGGTCTTCCTTGACTCTCGCCGTGAGAATGCAGATGATGCTATCCGTATCAACAAACTGTCTCTCGGTGTGGTAATCCCTGACATCTTCTTCGAGCTTGTCAAAAACAATGAGGACATGTACCTCTTTAGTCCATACGATGTAGTAAAGAAGTATGGCAAGGATTTCGCTGATGTGAATATCACTGAGGTTTATCGCGAACTGGTGAACGATAGCGCTATCCACAAGAGTAAGATTCGAGCCCGCACTCTGTTCTCGCGTATTGCTGAGACTCAGGTTGAGTCTGGTTACCCATACGTTATGTTCGAAGATACTGTCAACCGTTCCAATCCCATTGCCGGTAAGATTAAGATGAGCAACCTTTGTAGCGAGATTCTTCAGGTACAGACCGCCTCTGTTGTTGAGGATAACCAAAGCTACTCAACTCTCGGCAAGGATATCTCCTGTAACCTTGGCTCCTTGAACGTTGATAAGGTGATGGAGGGCGGCAATATTAATACCACTGTGAAGACTGCCATTCGTGCACTGACAGAGGTATCTGACCGTTCTGACGTATCTTCTGTTCCCACCATCGAACATGGCAACAGCAAGTCCCATGCAGTCGGGCTCGGAGCAATGAATCTCCACGGCTTCCTGGCCAAGCATGGCATCGAATATGGCTCTGACGAGGCGCTTTACTTCGTTGACAAGTATTTCGAGACGATTACCTTTCACGCTCTGACAGCATCCATGGATATCGCTCGTAAGCGTAAGGAGACTTTTGAGGGCTTCAAGGATTCCAAGTACGCCAGCGGTGAATTCTTTGATCGGTATACAGAGGCACCCGCGAAGGAAGGCAACGAGAAGATTGACTCTATGTTCACCTCCGCTCCGGACGCCGAATCGTGGAATAATCTAAAGCGTCATGTGCAGAAGTTTGGTCTCTATAACCAGAACCTTCAGGCTGTAGCTCCAACTGGCTCAATCTCCTATATCAATGACTCCACTGCCTCCATTCTGCCCGTCACAGCCAAGGTTGAGACTCGCAAGGAAGGCACCATGGGTCAGGTCTACTGGCCAGCACCAAATATGACCAATGAAAATGTAGACCTCTATAAAGATGGATATGAGTTGGGTTGGAAGGCTATCATTGATACATATGCTGCTGCCCAGGTGCACGTGGATCAAGGCATGTCTTGCACCTTGTTCTTCGATCAGGACGCGACAACGCGAGAGATTAACAAGGCGCAAATTTATGCGTGGCAGAATGGTCTCAAGACCCTCTACTACGTTCGCCTGAAGATGAACGTAATGGACGGACTAGAGGATCAGGAGTGTGTTTCATGCGCAGTGTGATTAAAGGTGTCAACTGGAACAAGCCAGAAGATCCATACGATGTACAGGTGTTCGACCAGCTTGTGAGCCAGTTCTGGATTCCGGAGCGGTTTACACTGGCTAATGACCTGAAGTCGTGGAGTACACTGAGCGACGCAGAGAAGAAGCTCACCATGCATGTGTTTGCTGGGCTCACTGTCCTGGACACCCTTCAAGGTACCACTGGCGCCGTCTCGCTACTGAAAGATGCAGTGACTGACATCGAAGAGGCTTGGCTATCCAATATCGTTTTCATGGAGCAAATTCACGCCAAAAGCTACAGCAACATCTTCATGACCTTGTGTTCGACTCCAGAAATCAATCAGGCGTTCAAGTGGTCGGAAGACAACGAGCAGCTACAATACAAGGCTAACATCTGTGCTCAGTACTATGAAGGTGACGACCCGCTGAAGAAAAAGGCTGCTTCTGTTCTGCTTGAGTCGTTCCTTTTTTACTCTGGGTTCTACCTCCCGCTCCACTGGCAGTCACAAGGTAAGCTCATCAATACTGCCGACCTCATCAAGGCCATTATCCGTGATGAGGCGGTCCACGGTGCTGCCATTGGTTATAAGTTCCAGAAAGGTGTGGAGAAGCTATCTGAGACTGAGCAGCAGGACCTGAAAGAATTTACGTACGATCTGCTTGAGGATCTGTATGAGAACGAAGTTCTATATACACAGGATCTCTATGACGAGCACGGGCTGACTGAGGACGTAAAGAAGTTCCTCCGCTATAACGGAAACAGGGCTCTCATGAATTTAGGATATGACCCGCTCTTTCCTTCTGAAGATGTCAACCCAGCTATCATGAATGGCCTTAGCTTGTCGAATATTACTCATGATTTCTTTTCAACAACCGGAGCCTATGGAATGGCCAAGGTGGAGGAGATTGAGGAAAGCGATTTCGACTTCTAAGATCGAACTTCGTGGGCAAGGTGCCCAATGATATAATTAACAGGTAAATACAAGGGAGAACTATGCAGTACAAATATCTAACAAAGCAGGACGTTCTCAATACGTACCTCAGCCGCGTTTATGAGTTGGAAGCAGAGCATTTCAAGAACTGCGTCTACCTCGAAGAAGCTGAGCTACTTGGAGACGAAAAGACTGTTGTAACATTCCGACAGACTCTTGCTGGTATCGAAATGCGTATTGAAAAGCTATTCGAGAAGGCACAGGAACTTTCTAAGCCAGAGGCCGAAGAAGTTCCAGAAGAGACTGTGGAAGAAGAGAAGGAAACAGAAGAGGAAACCTCGTAATATGTTGGCCAGCGATATCTTGAGCAAATTCAGAAAAATCAATTTCTGGTATCTAAAGCTGGCCCAAACGAAGTATCCTCAATGGCTTACCGGTATTCTAGGTGCGGCAAGCGGAGTGATTGGGGTATTGTTCATCACTCTCCCTGATCGCTTCGCTGCCAGCAGTGCTCTCGTTTACCTGATAGGATTTTTACCACCAGTTGCTTGGGGATTAATCTTCACAGTAATCGGTGTGGCTCTGGTCACTACATCAATAGTTAACCCGAATAGCTCGACTGTGCTATGTGTTATCCTTGGGTTGACGTTCTTTTTGTTTGCAGTGGTCACAGTGCCATCCGCGTTCGAAGGTAACGCTACGGGTTTAATGACAGTGTTTGCGGCAACACTTGGATTTATGTGTTTAATTGGTATGTTTGCTTCAATCGCACCGGACATTGAGGCAATTATTGAACGCGGAACGAAGGAAAGTAGTACCAGACATAATGGCCAAGAAGAGTGAAGTATTTACCATCACATCGCCAACCCATGCGTTGGCACTTGTAGTATATCTCGCCTCTGCGATCCAAGGCGTCCTGTTCCTGACTGATGTGGCATCTGCACGTGGCGTGGAATCTATTGTTGGCGGACGCAACATTGTGTACGCAGTGTGGGCCTTTGGCTTCGTCATTACTGGTATGCTGGGATTTATCAGTGCGTATACATCACGATACTTCCGTCGTCCCAACTCCATCCTGCGGGTGGAGCTTTTTGCAGTTATCGGCATCGGCCTGGTAAACCTGCTTTATTTCGTCAGCTTGCAGAAACAAGGCTTCGAGTCTGACAACTACGTAATTTCTGGCTTAGAATTCCTCAAAGGTTTCACTTTTGTGGCCACCACTCAACTATTCGCCCTGTCATTCGTTATGGGGTCACTGTTTCGCGTCATTCAGATTGGTAAAGAACTTTGGAAGATGACACGAGTAGTTGACCAAGAGATTCAGAGTGACATTTCTACTGGGGCGTAAGAATGAACTGGCAGACTGCAAAAGAAATTATTACTGTCGTCCTATCGATCGTTGGCGCCGTAGGACTTATTATCACGCCTATTGTTGTGGCAATCATCAACAATCGTCCTAAGCTAAAGGACAAGGATAAGACCGAGGTAACCTCACAGCCTGCTGTCGCTATTGGTATGCCAATCAACCTTGAATACCAGATGCAGAATACTACCCTGATGAAGTATCTCGACGATATCATTGAGAGCAAGAATGAAGTTGAAAAGCGCCTCCTGGACTCTGAGACTCGTGAGCGCATTCAGCGTGAACAAATCGAATCTCTGATGAAGAATCGTGATAAGGATACGGATAAGTAACATTTAATCTCCTCGTTTGGATATGCTAAAATAGATATGGTATAGAGGAGAAACAATGCCAGTAGAAAACTTCGAAACAGAAGAAGTTCAGGATGATGGGCGCGAAGTCGAGCCTGACGTTACAGACGTAGAACTTGACGATCCCGAAGATGACCCAGACGCAGCAGAAGATGCTCCTGACCCAGCGAAGGCTGATGGCTGATATGGCACGCACACTTAATGGCGCACTCGCCTACGCAAAGAGCCAGGTCGGCCGTTCCGGCTGGCGCCGCCTCTGTCTTGCATTCGTAAGACAGTGCTGGGGTTACCCAACCTCTGGCATCGCTACCGCTTACGCAGGCTCGAAGCTCGTAAAGAAGACCACCAAAGGTACACCACCTCCCGGCGCTATCTGCTGGTGGAAGGGTCCAACTTCTGCCGGTCACGTTGCTCTATCTGCTGGCAACGGTTATGTCTACTCCAACGACTTCAAGCGTCCTGGCATCATCGACAAGGTAAAGATCAAGGACATCACTAGCGGCTGGAACTGCACCTACCTTGGTTGGTCACGCAATTACCCCAAGCAGCCTAATCTACCTCTAGACGGAGTGTCTACTGGTGGAAGCTCTGGCGGTGGCAGTGGATCTGTCAGCAAGGGCACCACTGGTCCAGGTTCACGTAACACCTACAAGGTTGGCGCACGCGTCGTAGTTACTACAGCTAATGGTCTAAAGGCTCGCACTGCTCCTGGTACCGAATCCTCAACGGACTCTGGTCGCACTGTTGACAAGGGTTACCAGATCAAGATTACTGCTGTTGCTGAAGAAGACGGCATCCAGTGGGGCAAGGGTACCAAGTATTGGTACGCACTTGTTCAGCGTAACGGCTCTACCAAGGATACGTTCTTCGTAAAGGCCGTGAAGTAATGTCATACTACGCAACAGCCGAGATGAAAGCTCTGAAGCCACGCTTCGTCGCCGCTTTCAGCACATTCAAAGCCAACGAGTTCTATATCACCGAAGGCTCTGCTTCTGGAGAAGGTTATCACCACAGCCGTGAGGACCTAATCCGTCGCTTCGGTGCTAACGGCGCCTATTCAATCGAGCACGATCTGGATAAGCAGGGTGACGCCAAGGCAGCATCAGCGTTCGACCTGCTCTTCGGTAGTGACGCACAGTTGTTCCTGGCCACTAAGCGTATCTACGCTGCAGCTAAGGCCAAGGACCCTCGCGTCTACATGAAGGTTCGTGAGTTTGGTGGCACTCGTGACGGCAAGGATGTTACTGCCTACAACATCACCGAGCAGCGCTCTATCAGCTTTGATGACTCTCACCTCTGGCACCTACACATCTCAGTGCATCGTGCTTACACCCAGGACGCCAAGGTACTAAAGGGCATCGCTGATGTTCTATGCGGTGTACCTCTTCAGACCGAGCCAGTAGCTCCGTTCAAGGTTGGCGACAGCTTGGAGACCAAGGACGCTTCCACCGCCTACTACGACACAGCAGGCAAGGTTCGCGCTCCTGTTGCCAAGGGTTACAAGGTTGCCGTCAAGGCAATGCACCTCGTTGGCACGGTGTGGTGGGTAGAAGGCGCAACCTATTTCTACAAGGCAAATGACCTTAAGAAGTACGTAGCTCCTGCTCCTCCTGCACCTAAGGTCATCAACAAGTATCTTGTCAACACTGGCACCCTTAATGTTCGCTCAAGTGGTAGCACAACTTCCAACAAGAACATTGTTGGCGTTGCCAAGAGCGGACAGAAGCTAGTCGGCTACGAGGTGACTGAGGGTGGACGTGTTTGGGTTGTTGACGCAGCCAAGACATACTTCGCTCGTCAGTACCTACTGAAGTACGTGACCTACGTGGTCAACACTGCTGAACTAAACGTCCGTAATTCTCCTGACGGCGCAATCGTCGCCAAGAAGAAGAGGGGTGCGTACGTCCTGGTTGTTTCCACATCTGATGGTTGGGCCAAGGACACATCAGGCAATTATCTCAAACTAGAATACCTAAAGAAGGCGTAATAAAATGGAAAATATCGGTCTCTACGCAAAGGCATTCGCAGGAGCCGTCGCTGCTGGCCTCACTGCAGCAGTTACCGCTCTAACTGATGGCTCTGTCACTGGTTTCGAGTGGACAATCATCGTAGGCGCGTTCCTCGCCGGTCTTGTCGGCGTCTGGGCAATCCCCAACGTACCTGAGTCAGTACGCAAGTACGGCAAGATGATCGTTGGCGGCCTGGTAGCTGTTGTTGCATCTATCGGTGCTGCACTAGTTGATGGTACTGGAGTATCTCAGGCTGAACTTCTAACCATCGCTCTAGCTCTACTTGCTGGTCTAGGTCTAGTTGGCGTTACTCCTAACGCTGCTTCATCTGACGCTGTTGATCCACTAACCAACAAGGTAGTGCCTGTTTCCGCAGAGGTCAAGGAAGCTATCAACGCTCCTGGCGACACCACTGTTGTAGTAGCTGGCGGAGAAGTTGTAGTAGCTCCTGCCGTTGGTTGATAGTTTAGCAGCCCCTCTCCCCTGCTAAAAAGCAGAATCCCTCTGGATAATCTCATACGAGACCAGAGGGATTCTGTGTTTATTCAGCTATGGCTTAGCTGGCCTGTCGTCGTTACCAATGCCGCGTAACAGGAACGAGGTCAGAGTCAACCCATGCCATGCAGCGTGTGTAGCGTGCAGTTGACCTGACTCAGGATCTCTATCCTCGCCAGACCAGAACAACAAGGCGTGACGCTGTAGAGCGTTCATGCTTAGCGACCAGTCGTAGCCCTTGAGGAAGTTGTAGGCGCTGTACTTACGAGCGCCAGCGCCTGATACCTCTGCAAGGTGTAGAAGGGCGATAGGATCGATAGAGGCAATCTCTGCAAGTTTTCGATCTTTCTCACCTCCGGTATCAGATGTGATACGTTCAATGGTCACAATTGTACCGCCACTGAAACCTTGGCGGACTCAATTGCGTCCTTAACCTTCTCGTAGTCTTCATCAGATAGAATCTGGGAGTCTACATCGTCATCCATAACACCAGTGATATCCATGTCGTGGAACTGGTTGATAAGGAATTCACGGATGACATTTTCAGCAATCGTCTTAACGTCCATAACTTGAATAGCCTCTCTTCCTTCGTAATCGCGTGAGCTAAAGTTCACTTGACACCAGCCGTGTTGCCTGCGCGACCAACGGTCTTGTTGGAACGAACGTAGCCGCCACACTCACAACGGAACAGAGCGTACTCGTTGACGACTGCTCGCCAGGTGCCTGTCTGAGTAAGGTTAGCAGAGTTACACTTGTTGCACAAGAGGGTATCCTTGTCGGCTACGAAGCCGGTGTGAGGATGGTTGTGAATCCATGGACGTACATTGATGTACAGGTCCTCAGTCTTGGTCACGTCACCAATGTTGTACTTGCGCATTTCCTTCCAAGCTGCAGCCTTGCGCTCCTCGTCGTCACCCATGATGTCAGCCCACATTTCGAAGCCAGCGTGCTTGACCTTGTTGCCAAGACCGGAGACCTGTAGAGCCCAGTCCAACTTACTGGAAGCGAAGCGGAACTTGCGTACGATGTGTAGAAGGTCGATGTTCTTGAAGGGTGAAGTTGGGCCAAGCTTGTTGAGATAGAACTGACCGTTGAGCCAAGGAATATCGAAGTTGTTGCCGTTGTAGTGAATCACTACGTCAGCCTCGTTCAGAAGATCCCATGCCGCCTGAACCATCTCTTCCTGGCTATCGTGGTACTCAGACTTGAAGATAATCTTATCTTCACCAAGCCACTTAGCTACGAAACAGAGCACGCGACCTGGCTCCTTGATCTGGCTCAAGCTGATGTTCTGCTTGAACAGACCGAAGGCGTACACTGTGTGCGGTGCAGTCTCGATATCGATGGTCAGGATACGTACCGGCTTGGTAATCTTGGCAAGCTCGATGTCAGTTGCAATACTCATTAAATCTCCCAATTCTTTCGGGCTCTCCGCACAGACTTCTCCGAGATCGGGAAGCCGTGGTTGGAGAGGATTTCGGCCAGCTTTGTGTGCTGCAGGGTTGGATAAACCAACTCGGCCTCAACTGCTGCTGCGTCGTTCTTGTCCATCTCTGTGAGGTACTGGGTCAACTTGTCTCCAGCTACCTGATCTACGTTTACATTCATAGTCATCCTCTCATTATATCTTACTGAGCTTACTTTGGATCTTACTTAGGTGCCGCCTTGGTGAATCTTCTTGGTAAATTTTAGTTTTAGGGCGGAACCTATAGGTTTCTACATCGTCAAGACACTGCTGAATTACCTCTGTCGGCATCTCTCCAGCGTCCTTGTAAGCGTAGTGATTAGGCACGTGATAGAACCTAAACTCCCTACTCATATCGGTTTCAGGCTTGTATTTATATGAACCATCTATCTGTAACCACCAGCCCAAGGCGCGATGCTTAACGTTCACGCCTTCTCTGTCACCGTCGCCGTAGAAGATTACCTTTTTGACACCGATACGTTTCATGATGGACAAGTGCTTTGGACTGATAGACGAGCCATAGGTGCAAACTGCTGGCTGACCAACCTGCCAGATCTTCATTGCATCGATAGCTCCCTCTGTAACCGCTACAGTGGACATGTCGTAATCTTCGTATAACCAAGAGGCGAACAGGTTGTTGGCTGCCGTGAATCCTTTGGGATACTTGTAGCGATTCTTCTTGTGTTCATCACCCATGAACCGGCGAGTGACACCAATCAGGTCGCCATTCCATCGTCGTTCAGGAATGGTTGCTGCATCTGCCATTGCGTCGTATCCAAGCTGGAACAGATCTACCGTCTCTTGGGTGAGACCTCTGCCCTTGGGGTTGGCGTCAATCGGATCAGTCCAGTAATCAAGACCACTGCTGTATCGGTTTAGAGTTGCCTCTGGACGCTTGAGCACTACTTCTTCGACCGGGTTCATCAGTTCCTGAGCCTTGGCTTTGAGAAGCTTTACTTGCATAGTTAGATCGTTGATCTCACCAGTGTTCGCACGGATAACGTACTGACAACTACGACAGAGCCCTACGCCTTTTCGGACGTTGAAGTCGGCAGAAGGATCGATATCGTCATGGGCGGGGCTAGGACAGCGGACACGCCACTCGATCGACCCCTCCTTGACAATTTCGAGGTTCTGTCGAGCCCAAGGCTCATAGAGTTCCATATCAGACCTTGATACGCTGGCTTCCAAGGCGGTAATTGCGATCGAACTCTTCTTCTGACAAGCGAACAAAGCCGGTCGATACTTTGAGGACATAATCCCCAACCTGTGCGTAGTGCTTGTTATCCTTGCTTCCAGGAGTAAGAAGAACGCCACGATGGCGGATCTTAGAGAAGACCACGGTATGTCCCTGGACGCGTCCGGTGCACCAGGCAGCTACCTGGCTAATATTATCCAGAGTGATGCGCCAAGCCTCATAGACTCGTGGAATTGAAAAGTACTGCTGTGGAGTATCATTAGTCATTATTTTCGTTCTCCTGTTCTGTCTGCATCATTGTGCGTATGCAATTGATTACGTAACTGTACTGAGTACTGCTCTGCGCTTGCAATGTCAGCGAAGCCTCGCTTGGTGTGCTTCTTGCCATCGTGTTGTACAATTACTCGCCAAGATTGAGTAGTATTGTCCCAGTAAACTCCACGTACTCCGCTCTTGTTGTGATTAGGTAAACCTTTATAGTTTTCGTGATTTTGCCCGTGAGTGGTTAAGCGCAAATGTTGTGGATTCACACATATTTTATTGTGGCACATATGATCCACTACCATACCTTCAGGAACACCTTTGGCGTGGTTTGCATAGGATAGCCTGTGAACGAGATGGTATTTTCTATCAATACGAATCATGCCGTAACCACTGGAGCTAATCGCTCCAAGCCACACCCAACATTGGTCTGTCTTGTCCACCTTTGACCAAAACGCATCAGGCAAACGACCATTGAAAGTCAAGGCTGGATATTTATTCTGTGTCTGAGTCATTTTCTTGCTCTTCGTCACGTTGGATCTGCTTCTTTGCCTCTTCAAAGCCAATTTCTTTATACACTCCAATGGCAGGGTTAAACAGCGCCCACCAAGAGAAGTCACCTTCACCGTTACGATACTTTTCGACACGGTACTTGATAACCTTCTTGGAGTGACGTTCCATCATGATTACGCCGGATGCATTCTGACCAATCTTGTCAGACTCTGCCAGAGTATCGAGGCCCACCGAGCGTCCAGCACCCTGACGGTTTAGCTGAGAAGCAGCGATGATGGGGATACTGTACTGGTTGGCCAGCATGACCAGACCGTCTGCGACCTCTGCTAGGCCCTGATGGTCATGTGTGTTTCTCTCCATGAGGGAGATATGGTCTACGAATACCACGTCAGGCTTGTTGCGCTCGATCTGTGCCGCAATCTTGGCGACTGAGATACGTCCCTTGGTACCGTCTGCTACGTGCAGGTTTCCCTTGATGTTTGACTTCATGTCGTCAAGGAAGTCCTGTAGTTCTACCGGATCATAGTCGCGGCCCTGAATCAGCGCACGAGTGTTGAATGCATTGACACCATTCTTCTTGTTAGTGATGAAAGGAAGAATACGAGTCATGACGTTTAGACGTGGCTGCTCAAGAGCATTGTAGGTGACCTTGTAGCCGCTCATAGCCGCAGTCAGAGCAATCTTCTGCAGGAGGTAGGACTTGCCCTGCCCTGGACGTGCAGCAGGAATCCAAAGCTCCCCTGGTGCGAACCCACCTGTGCGCTCATCGAAGGTCTCGAAGCCGCTGGGGATACCAGAGGCGCCGTACTTCTGGAAACGCTCACGACGCATTGCCAATTCTTGAACGATGTCCTTGTTGTCACGGATAATATCTCCGTCGTTGGATAGTCCAAGCTGCTGTGAGATCTCGATACTGGCCGCGAACATCATGTTCAAGGCTGAGTCCCCGTCACTCTCGTCTACCTGCTGCAGGATCTTTGTCACTGCATCCGCTACTGAGTGTAGCTTGTGTGACTCTCTTACCTCGTGAGTAAAGTGTTCGGTGTCATCCGCTTCCTTGATACGGAACCCGTCAGACCCGCGACCGAACTTGGCAATGAATGCCGCCTTCTCAGGTACCTTCGAACGCTTTAGATAATGGTCTTCGATCCATGCAAACTCTTCCTTGTACACGCGGAACATCGTAGTGCTGATGCCGCCTTTGTAAGCAACGTCAAGATTACCGTTTCGCAGAATCGCTGAGATAAGCAATTGTTCTGCATTCGTAGCCAATGTATACCCTCCTTAGGTTGTAAGCGCTATCTTGTGTATTATCTACCAGCGCTGTTTGTTTTGTCAAGCTATCAATCGTTATCGTCGCCGTACCGTTCGTTCGCAATCAGTTTTGCCATTTCGTGGAAATCCTCTGACAGACTCTCATCGAGCGACTCGAAGTCCTTTTTAGTGGCGCTGGCAATGGCGATCAGATGTTGCTGAGTCAGTGCTAAATTCTCGTTCAGATTCGCGATATCAGTCTGTAGTTTGATGACGTACATAACTAACACCGGGACACAGAGTACCGTGAAAGGTAGCCCCCAGTCAAGGCTGTACATGACTACGGCAACTGTGGCGAAAGCTAGGCCAATCATGAGTGGAAGCAGTTGCGTTTTCACTTTTCATGTCCTTCGGAACTGAGACCCCGCGTGATCTGGTTTTGCTCCAACTGCATAGCAGTCAAGCGGCGTGAGCCTAATTCTACTGCGCGCTTACACGCGTCACGAAAGTCCTCAAGCTCACCAGTACGTACCTTGTAGTACACCTCGCCCCGCTTGACTTTTCCTTCCCGCTCCAGAGCGTGGATGATAAACGTCAACTCTGTGGCGCGCATGTAGAATGCGTCTGCAATCTCCATCAAGTCGAGTGTGTCTCTGTTCAGAGGTGCAGGAGAGCGGCCAATCAGCACGTCGAACATCTGCTGTAGCTCTGTGTGGATCTCTTCCGGTGTCGGCAACCCAGCGGGCAGCTTGACAGGGCGGAGAGACTTAATCGGCTTCGTTAGCCGTAGCTTTTGATTCAAGAGTCTTCCTTTCTGCATCTTCCCACGACTTGACCTTTGGACAGAGGCCAGAACCCTTGCCGAATCCGCAGTACGTCCAGTCCGTACCTATCTTCAGTTTACATCCTGGCAGTAAATCATGTAACTCTCTGTCGGCTACAGCTTGGTTAAGTTCGATAAGCTCGGCCTCGGACTCTTCCAACTCCTCCTTGGTTGGCTCGAAAACCATTTCATACCAGCCAGCACCACCAGAGATGTTTCCTTTGTCAAACATGAAGTAGGATGCGAGATGGATGCCGGACACGAGACAGTATCGGATGATCTGTTTTCTATGCTCGGCTTTCATCTCTACTGTCATCTTGTCCCAGGTACGGGCAGAAACTGTCTTGCCTTCAAAGATAAACTCTCGCCCTTGGTACTTAGCGTGGTCCCACCAGACATGTCCTCTACCGTCCGCAGAGCCCTTCCCCTGGTACTTTGGCCATGCCAGCGGAATCTCGATGTCTTCTAGGATCTTAGCACTGAGCATAATGGCTTGCAACATACGGTGCGTCCAGGTGCCGAGAGTAAAGATGCTGAGTTGGTAGCCAGGGAGCACTGACTTCTCTGGCGCGCCGATAAACCCTAGCTCCTGCTTGCGGAGGCAGGAACCAGCAGCAGACGCGGAGAAAGAGCCTGACCTGTTACGGCCAGGCTTCTCTAGCTCCTCGAAAACGCGCGTGAGAGCCCAAGGCTCAATAAACTCACCATGCTCCAGCATATACTGGTTAAGCATCGGTGTGATGATGAGGTCTGGATTATCAGCGTTCAATACAAGTTGCTTCATTGATTTATACAAGTTATCACCCTTCTCTTTAGTTGTGCATGTCAATCAGAATACAGTGCCATCTCCTACATTGAACACGGTTAGTCCAAGCTTCAACCAAAGCTTGACCTTATTTGTCCCAATTTACGCTGTCTGAAACCTCACGTTCGTCTTTGTCTAAATAAGTAGTACATCTAACAGTGAATCCTCCACCAACTAAGTGGTCAACTACTGAGTGGACCTTCACCTGAATAGGGTTATCGTAATCGTCGTAGATTACCATAAGATGGTCGGCAGGAAATCTGGTTCGATCGGCCTCCGGACCCATTTCTACATGATACAGACCAAATTCATCTTGTGTATACTTCATAATACCTCCTCAACAAATCCTGCGTTAACCAATCTTTGATACCAATCCGGCGTCCATTCTTTCATTTCGGTCATCGTCATATCGTACTTAATACTGTTAATCCTTGATGCACAAATTACTACATTGCCACTAAGATACCCGAGAGATGAGTTGACTCTATCAACAGAGGGTGAATCTGGTCTTTTGCCATTACCAATCGTAGGAACGAGTGTGATATCCGTATAAAAACATTTATGATTCTGTTTTTCCCACAAATTAATCAGTAGTTCTAACGGTAAATCAAAGTCAATACCATCTCGTTTAGCGCGGCTTCTAATCGCATTGCTTTTAGCCGTCCAGAACTTTACAGGAGTACTATTTAAATTTTGCCTGGATTGTTGATATCTACACTGCATGCAATAAGATAATTTGCGACCGTCAATACTATTGATTACCCAAGGAAACTTATCGTTAGGTATAATCTTATTACATTTACCACAATACGAACTTGTTTCATTATAAGGTTTTGGCGGGCCTCCTCTATACCTGGCGCACTCTCTACCTTTTTGTTTGAGCCAATAAGCAACTCTATATCTGTCTACTCCATCAAGTTCTCGGGCAATGGCGCGATTACTCAGACCTTTTTCGTTTAGCCGATAAATTTCTTGGATAGTTTCTTCACTTAATCTGTTATATGTCATGTAAGATAGTTTATCACAACTATCGTCTAAAACTCCACTCCATCACCAACATCAAATGTCGTAATACCTAGTTTCCTCCACAGGCGATTCATCATCGGCCGATCGTCAAAAACGCCTCTGATATTGTGATGACGAGCATGCTGGTTGAAGAGTTCATACTTTACCACATAGTCAGGACGCATGTCACCTTCTGTCCGCATGTACAGCTCTATAGGTGCGTCAAGGAGGAAAGTATAATTGGACAACCATTCGAGTGTTTCGGCGTAGCAGCTACCGTCACGACCAGAAAGGAAGATAATCTCTGCATTGTTAGACAGTTCATTGACAACGCGAATCACATCCATTCGTGGTGTGTCCAGACCTACTTTGTCCCAATCAAACGGCCCTCTCCGGTCGCCCATTTGTGCGACAGTACCATCAACATCCACCAGGTAGACAGGCATCATGCCAGCGCGCTCGTACGGAACTACCTCGAAGGTACTGACGCCTTCCTTAGCCACGATAGTACCCCACTGCTTGAATGGGAACCGAGCAGCCTGCTTACGAATGGCATCCTCTGGCACGAAACGACCTTCATAGATGCTAGCACGCTCAAGGTTGCGACGTAGGCATTCTTCGAGAGGAGTCTTGAAGTCAACGACCTCGAACTCTGCGCCAACCTCCTGAGCCAGGTTAGCCCACTCCACGGCGTACTTGCGGACAAGGTTGGTATCATCACAGACAACATCCTTGCCCTGCTGGAGAGCCTTCTTGGCGACACTGCGTTGGACAGACGTGACGATACCTTCCTTGTCCTGTGACAGTACACCTTGTTGATTGAACAGTGACTCTCGGAGATCGTCACGATTAGTACGCAGTCGGTTCTCTGAGTCATACGACAGCCAGTCCTTGGCGTACGAGGTCTTGCCGCTGCCGGAATAACCCCTAGTCAGGATCAACTTAACCATTAAACCTCCTCTGCTTCGGCTGACTCTAGGTCTGCTTCGCCTGTATCAAGCTGCTTAGTCTCGTACTCATAAAAGACTGGGCTCTTTGCCTTCAGCACGTACGGTACCAGACCCTCGACGCGGATGCAAACGCCTTCGTCAACGATCGGGTTCTTCTTCGTGCTCTTCTCAAGAGGAAGGGCGTTCTCCAAGCCAAGGCCGTCGTGGTAACGCACATCCAGCCAAGTCTCTGCCTTGAACTCGAAGTGAGGTCCACGCCAAAGCTCGGGCACAGACTTCAAGTTATTGTCCTCGCAGAACTCGACTACCTGATCCCAGGATAGGTCAACAGAGCGCCCCTGAGGGTTGATCTGAGCGATGCGGTAGACGTAAAGCTCGTGGGTACCCTGAGGCAGGCAGTAAGTGTAGCCGGACTGAATGGCCCCGCCGTCCTTGGTCCAACCGATGATCTCGCCGTACAAAATATAGCCCTGTGGGAGAACGTCACCTACCTCCTTGCCGACCTGAGTCCAGAGATCGTAACCTGCCTCGTCAGCGGCGTAGAAGTGCTGCTGGTTCGGGTTGTTGATGTCTTTGGTAACTCGACGTGAGCCGAAGATTAGATCGTACTCGGTCTCCTTGACAGGCACGCCGAACCGCTTGGCCAGTTTCTCCTTCCAGTTAAGCTCGCGGGCGACCAGGGTGTTTGCGATGCGGACTGAGGTCCCGTGGATCTTCTGTGTGACGACAACCTCACGGTCAGCAGGCACAGTGTGCGAGTTCCTAAAATACTGGTCAGTATCGAAATGGAGAGGGAAAAACTGCTTGTCAACGCGAGAGAAAGACTTGACCTTGTTCTTGGCCAAGTTGTTCTGGCTCTGCTTCACGGGAAGGGTGTACTTCTTGCAGATCTCATGAGTGCCAAGCTTGTCAAATGTGTCGCCGGGCTGTAGCTCCTTGTATCCCTTGATGTAGCTCAGAGACTCGATCGGAAACCAGAGAGCATTGGACTCGTGACCACGGAACTTCAGCGCTTTGACGCGGCGATTGTTCTCAAGGTAGCCGCTCTTGGTCTTGTCCTTGTTAAGATTCTCGTCCCGGTACTGGTTGTTGAATGAAGCAAACTCTTCTGACAACTGGGTCTCGGCAGAGAAGTATACCCCAAGCTCTCCTGGCTGATGATCCTTACTCAGGATAGCTTGATATCCCGAAAACTTGGCACCGTTTACGTTGTCGCAGCCATCTAGTTCAACGATGGTCTTCAATTCCACGACCGTAGCCGCGTAGTTAGCATTCTCTGGCGCTTCTAGCTTCATGTCTCTCTTCTCCTTAACTGTGGTTAATCTTGTACAGGTATCCGGCAACAGCCCAGATGGCCATCGAGGGAAGCTCAGAGTACGGCTCGGCGAAATACCAGAAGCCATCCTCCATGCGCTCAACCTCTCCCAGGTCAAGTAGGTTATCATTCATCTTGCCGTAAAGATAGATCTTGTCCGGACCGATTACATCTCCAATGATCTGCATGTCTCTCCCTCCGTAAATGACTGAACCCTGCTCGTTGTTTCCAACGCTACAGGGTCAGTTGGTGCCTGTCAATGCTTTTCAGGGTCCGCGAGCATACTTTCTAGGCACAGCTTGTGGAAGCCGGTAAGAAGTTGTTCTCGCTCGTCCGCATCTAGCTCTGGGAAGGCGTCTTGGAGAAGGACCTCATTGATGGTCCACTGAAAATAGTGCTCTGCGTCTACATCCATGCTACTGTCCTGGCCGCAACCAGGACAGATTCTGAGTATGTGTCTTACTTCCACTGTGCCTTCTTCCCTCCTCTACGTAGTTCAGTCTGTGTCAGACTGAAACGCATATAGATTGGCTCTCCTGCCCCCTTGCGGATGCTCAGGATCTGATTGCCTTCGTTGTCAGTACCTACGAGGCTAACACGAACTGCTCCCCACGTCAAGACACCCTTCTTGTCCAGTTTTGGAACGTTGGGGTCGTACTCGTGCTTTCTGGCCATAGCGCTCCTGTTCCTGGTTACTTTGTGAGACTCGTCATCTCGGGTGCCATGTATAAGTGTAGGCTTATACATATCTTCTGTTAGCCAATCTTCGGGGAAACCGATTGGTAGGATGTCTTCCTCATCAAAGAATTCGACTGGGAAGTCTACATCGTGGTATTGCTTGAACGTGTTGTTCGAGTGGAACTTCTCAGTCCACGTCTTGATATTCTCGTAATCAATCTCTTTTCGGGAGGCCACGGGTAATCGTCCCTTCCAGTGTGATATCGAAATCTTCAAAGTAGATTGTGTACATAGCTGACTTGCCTTGCTTGGCTGCACGGACGAACTGGTCTGCCAGCTTGGAGCCCTGGATAGTGTGCGTCTTGTTCGGGTTCTTGAACTCGATTACGGCGTCTTCAGTAGAGAAGTCATCCTTCTCGACCTTTGAGCCGGAAGCTGCATGTAGCCGAGCCCCCATACGTTTAGCCACGATCTTCTCAGTCTGGCCGCCACGTACGGAAGGCGTCACAGTTTTCCAAGGGACTCCGCTTACCACTTGAAGCCCTTGAACTCTAACTCTGGCTGTTCCTTCTCGACCGGCACACGATCTGCCAGCCAATCCGGACCAGAGTTGCGAACGTACTCCGGCTCCTTCTTCTTATCTTTCTTGCTGGACTTCTTCTTGTCCTTGGTCATACAAGTTCCTTCGGGGCGTAGTAAGCGTAAGACTCCTTGTCGAGTCCGTACTTGGCACAAACCTTGTCCATAATAGAATTATACGCCTCTGGAGTAGTCTCAAGAAGGTCATGGAAGTTGTCCTTGGAGTTAGCCTTGTGCTCCCCAATTACCTCTCCCGTTTCTGTATCTACATCAGTGTAAGTCCACCAGGAGCCGGAAGTATCGACTAGACCAAGCTCAAGGCCCTGTGCCATGAGATAAGTAGCCTGATCAACCTTGCCGGAAGCATAGTCGAAGATGAGGTGCTGAATGTCAAACGGGCTCTTATTGCGAGCCTTGAGTAGCTCAGCACGGAACTTCTGTCCTACCTGCTTCTTGGCGATTACATCCTTCTTCTCGCCGTCGAAGTATCGAACATCCATCTTGACGGACCCGACCTTCTTGAGAGCGAAAGATTGTGATACATAGTACTCGATTGACTTGCCGCCAGTCTTGATGGTCTTAGCCTGCATCGGCATGGCACCGATGTTATCGCGCATCTGAGTTACCCACAAGATGGCTGTCTTGGAGTTGGCCGCGTTAAGCTTGCGGAGAGACAGAGCCATCAGAGCGGCGATACGTGCTGGCTGGTTGTTGGCCTTGCCGGACAGTTGTAGTTCACGCTCAGAGTTAGGAAGCATGGTAGCAATGGAGTCGAAACAAACATAATCTACGTCGTTGTGGACGAGCACTTCCATCTGGTCGAGTGCGACCTCTGCAACCTTCGGCTGGATCAGGATCAGTTCAGACATGTTGATGCCAAGTTGCTCTGCCCAGCCCTGCTGGAAACCCTTCTCGGTGTCGATATATGCTGCTGTGCCGCCTTGGCGCTGCACCTGAGCGACTGTAGAGAGACCGATGAG